ACATGCTTGCATCAAGCGCTTCTTGCTTTTCAGCTTCTTCGCGTGCAATGCGTGCGGCTTCGGCTTCTTCTTCTCGTAGTTTTTGGCGCTCGATATAAGCTTTAGCATCTTTTTCAGCAACCCAAACTTCGTTAAAGTCTAAAAAACGCTGAACAAGCTCAGAAGGTACGGCCGTTGGCTCGCCTTGCTTGAAAATAGTGCGGGTATTACATACGGTGTCTTTTTTAAAAGGCTTCTTACCGATGTAAACGATATTCGTTGTATTGCTCATGGATATTCCCCAATAAAAAAGCCCCGCAATAGCAGGGCTTGATTTAAATGTGTATCGAAAAGGCTTAGTAACCTTTGTATCGGTACTCTAGTTGAAGTACAGCTTCTCCGGTTGCCGCAGAAGAACCCGTATTTTTAACAACTAAGTCGCTTGGACCTTCATCACCAATATAAACAGGCTTGATAAATTCGCCTGCATTACCAGCGCTAGCAGTATTAAAAGCGGCTAAGTCCTTTTCACCACCTGAATGATCAGCAACCTGAACTGTTAGCTCAGTGCCAGTACCTAGCGCATCATTAATAATACGAACGGCAGTGATTTGCGTGCCAATAGGCAAACTTTCTGAGGCGATAGCTGTAGCATCAACCGCTAGGGCAGCAAGTGAAATCGTTGCTACGTGTAGCGATAGGTTACCAGCGGCACCTTTATAAAATGTTTCTTTCATAATTTTATCCAATTACTAAAAATTAAAGTGAAAGCCGGATTGCTCCGGCATAAAGGGCTTACTGTAGAGATACAGCCGTATCAATTACCATCGTTCCGTAATCGTTTACGCGACCTGTTTTGTCAGAGAAGCGTACTTTCTTACAACCATTCATCCATACGATAGCTGTTTCGTTCGCATTGCCGTGGTCGGTTTTCTCTGTAGTCATAGAGAAGTGCGAGCCTGAATCAGACTTTCCGTAAGCATTCGCAAGCGCTTGACCACCAAGAAGGATTGCACGATCGATAGTTGTACCCGCTTCAACAATCTTAGTTGTCGCCAATTTATCGTTGTTCGATACAGTCACTTGATCACCTGCAAAGAAACGTACAGGCTTACGATATTGACGAACAAGAATATTGCGCCACATGATCACATCACCTTTAAATACAGGGTGATTGAAGCCTTGGCCGCGTTTCATAGCGCGTGATTGTAGCTCTTGTAACTTTTTATCAGTCGCAGAAGCATAAAGGTCACGCCATTGGCGCGGTGTTACGAATAACAAGAAGAACGGCGACTCGTTAGCCATTTGGTCAGCTTCAAAGCTAATGTGCTTCATTGGGTTAGCTTGTTCTTCCAAGATAAGCGCTAAATCGTCCAGCTTTTCAAGCGTCATAATATCCGCAGCATCAATTGCTTCAAAGCTTGTCGCATCACCACCAAACTGGTGACGGTCATACGTTGGTGCCATCACATCGTTAACCATGATTTCTTTAAATTCTTCATGATCTTCAAGTGGGATAATAAAATCGCTTGGCGCATAAGAACCACGCGCACCGGCAAGGTGGTACATAGCAATTTCATCTTTAAAGTCGTTGTAGTAGTTGCCTAACAACGTTTTAGCAGTGCTAAGTAAGTCGTGCTTAGTACGCTTTTGCGACATTTTACCGCCGCTATCAACCATCTTACGGCCTTGGTCAATGCGCAATTCAAATACTGTTTTGCTTAAGCTCTCGCCTCGGCCTTCCAGTTTTTTATCGCCCATTGTTGGTAAGCCGCTTAGGTTGTGGAATAAATCCATTTCAACCGAATCACCGGCTTGGCTTTGCAAGTCGTTGATCATAACCACTGGCGCGCCCTTTTCAGTTTGCTTTTTGCCGTGTGCCATATCAGCTTTAGCAGATTTTGGTGCAGAGCCGGTTAACATGTTCACGAACGTATTTTGACGGCGTGTATGTGTAAACAGGGCAGCGCCAAACGCTTTTGCCGCTTGTGCTTTTGTAATAGTGCTCATTTTAATTTCCTAGAGAAAATCTGACGCGCTTTCAAGCATTGCTTCAATTTGCGCTTCGGTCATACTTTCCATTTCTGCTGTGATAGTCGCAGCATCTTTGTCCAGTAAGTTTGCGTTAGCGCTCAGATCGCTGGCTTGTGTGCCTACGTCAGTGGGGGTATTTGGGATTGGTGCAGAGTTTGCGTTGCTTGGCTTAGGCTTGTGCTGTTCACCAAAGGCGCTTTGTACGCGCTTTTCAACTTCTTTAAATCGCTCTGCTACAGATTTGTTTGCAAACGATGGGTCTTTTGCGAGCTTGTCATCAATAACCTTTGCCATATCCCACTTATCAACGTCACTTTCCATCCACTGCTTTAAGTGCTGTGAATTTGCGAACGCGTCTTGCACTTCATTTTGTGAAGTGGGTTGCTGTGGTTCTGGCTGGTTTTTGCTGCCGTATTGCTGGATTTGGTTAGCAAGTTCACTAACTAATTCGCCTAGCTCTGGGTATTCGTCCTTTATGCGTTCCATTAGCTCAGGATCTTTAAGCATTTCACCTGGTAGTTTGCGTGGATCTATTCCAGCCTCTTTTAACTGGCTGCTGTGTAGCTCTGCCACACGCTTAGATTCTGCAAACTGGCTTTCAAGTTCTGCTTTTTCTCTGGCTAGTCTTTCGCGTTCGGCTTCGGCTGCTGCTGCGCGCTCTCGCGTTTGCACAAGTACGTCATACGGTAAACTGTGTTGACCGTTCTTGCTGCTTACGTCCGTTGCTTTTACGTAATACTCGCCATCGATTTCAACAAAACCTTCTGGTGCTTCACCTTCTTTGGTTGACGACTCCCCTTCTACGTCTGCTTTAGCTGGTGTTTCGCTTACTTCCTGCTTTGGCTCTGGCGCTGGTGCTTCTTGTTTGATTTCTACTGCAGGCGCTTTTTCTTCGCCATCTTCGTCACCAAATAACATATCACCATCAATATCAAGACCCGCTAGTGCCGCCTCGATTTCTTCGTCAGTGCCGTTTGCTAATATCTCGTCTAGTTCGTCCACTTTATTACCCCATCGACCATTTAACGTATGGTTACGAAAATTAAAATTTAGGCGTATCGCTGCCCTTGCGAATTTGTGCATCGCACAAAAAAGCCGCCTTGATTTCTCAAAGCGGCTTCATTTCTGCGTAGTACGTGTTTTTTTATTTAGCCTGCGTGAATGGCTTGTTTGACAATAGCGCTAAAAATATGGTCTTTAGCTTGTTGCTCTGCTGGTAGGTGATGGAATGGCACCATGCATGGATGCTCTTTTTTCTTTGCATCTTTCACCTTGCCATACTTCCAACCAGCAACCACTTTTTCAGTCATCCAGCTATCGTGAGAAGCGCTTGCCGGCGCATCAGGGTTCAAAATATGGAATGCTACGCCCTTAATGGCTGAATCAATTTGCCATTGTGGTGCCATTTCCCAACTTGGCTGATCTTCTCGCAGTGCTGCGCAGTATGCGCGGTTAACTTCGTGACACATTTTAGCAATGGCTTTAACTTGGCCCATATGCTCTTGCGGTATACCAAGTTCGTTATCACCACCTACATCAGCAAATTCAATTTTGTTATAGCCTTCTTCAAATACTTGCTTAGGGCTTATTGATACATAGTCATTTTCATACAGCACAATATAATCGCCGGCTACTGGTGTGTAGCGTGCTATTAGCGCCTGGCTAGCAAGGTAAGGTAAATCAATGTCAGTTCCAGGTATGCCAATAATTAAGGAAAGATCAAGTTGTCCGTCCACTGTAGCTACCGATTTAATCTCAGCGGCTTGAACCACTTTAAAGCACTGGTACTCGGCCATTACTTCGCGTATGTGGACTGTTGCGCCATCATCACCACAAAGCACTACGTTAATAACTTCTTTTGTTTCGCTCATTGCTATACCTGTATTGCGTCTAGTTGCTGTTGAATGTTTGCTTGTACGTTTGATTTCATTGCCGCTATTTCAGCATTGCTTCTACGCACTTCGCTTAAAATCTTTTCAGTTTCAGCTATCAACTTGTCGTCTTTAACTTCTTCTGTTTCAGTTTTCTTCTGTAATTCAATAATTTTTACTTTTAGCTGTTCGCGCTCAAGAGTTAGCTTTTCAAGATTGCCTTGAATTTCTTGCATTTGTAGCTGTTCCATAGCCTGTGCTTTTTCAGCTTGGGCTTGTGCTTGTGCAAGTTCTTCTTCGCTCATATCTTCTTGAGGCTTAGGAATGTTTAACGCCTGGCGTAGAGTAGCTAAAAATTCCTCTTTATTCGGTAGGTCCATTAGTTCAACGAACATAGGCATTGTTGCTGCTTGTGCCTCTGGCGGTATTTGTGCCATTACATTGCTTAATAGCGTTGCTTGTTGTTGTCGATACGTTGGCGTAGCTTTAACCGGTGCTAATGCTAAGTGGCCTTTCCATCGTGCAACATCGTTATTGCGCTTGCCTTCTTCGTTAGGCTGGTTAAGTACAATTTGCTTGCGTTTGGCCTTGTCATCACGGTTAACGGTTACCTGTACGTTGTTTTGAGGTTTTAACGCTTCGATAATGTAAGCAAGTAGCAAGTCGCCAACTCTGTTACGTGAAAAATGAAAGTTATCGTTTAATTCAGCAAGTGTTGTTGTGCCTTGCTCAACCAAGTTAGAAATAGCAACACCGCTTGTCGCGTTACTGTCTTGCCCTAACATGGAATTATAAACGCCGGCTGTGTCCTGGATTAACTTCATATCGTTTTGCATCAAGTTAAATTGCTGCGCTGCTATGCCTACATCGTTTTGAATGCTTAACGCGTCAGAGGCTTTTAGTTTATTTTTACGCTCCGGGTTTAATGGTATATAACCGTCCGGCTTTTCAACTTCTTCTTTTAATCTGTCATTACTTAATTGTGTCGCATCTTCATCAGCAACAATTCTGCGAGCTTGCAGTAAGTAGTTAAGACGTATAACACGCGCATTAATACCGTCTTGCGCTGGCACCATGCGACTAATAAGGCCGTAAGGTTCGCCGCTTGCATCTTTTTGGTAGCCAATGAAAGGCACTAAGTTATACATGCCGCCCGGCGCTTCACTTGGTCTATCAATGATACGATGAGGACCAACAAACCACGCTTCACGAACATTAGGGAAAGAGGCGTATTCTAGTTGTACTTTACCGCTTTGCACTGCCGCTTGGTGTATCTGATTTGTTTTATCGTACTCAATTATGCGCCCATCACTCATTTTAATAACGTGTGCACGCTTCCATACTTTATAGTAAACAACTTGAAGCAATACACGGTTGCGAGTTTGGTCTAGCCACTCGCTTTGCCCGCGTGTCCAACTTTGGCTGTCGTGCCATGCTGAATGTAATGCGTGTTCTTCTGTGTGCTCTTTATCAACTGTATTGTAAAAATCTTCCCACAAATTAACTGAGTTTTTTAAAATCTCTTTGTGATCAGGGAAAGTTGCAAGCGCTTCGTCCAGGTCCATCCATTTTTTACGTAGCATCCAACGTGCATCGCTGCGATCTGCCTCTTGTGCGTTCCAATCCCACCACACTTCGCGGCGGTGAATAAACTTAACACGATAAGGAGCAGCAAAAGGAACAGGGTTTTTTGTGACTTCTACCCAGCCAATACCAGCCTTTAACTGGCTTGCATACGCATCTGAACAAGCGCGATCAGCATGAGATAAACGCCACGCGTCCTTAAATTTCTCATTTAGGCCTTTTGCCAGTTCTTCGCCGTTTTCATCATCGGCCACAATCATTAAATCAGAGCGTGAGCGTGCTTCTAAACCAAGTACGCCATCAATAGTAGGCCCAATCATGTTGTGCACTATTTCTGGTTGACCTCTGCGCCTAAGTACCGCTCTTATATCCTCAGACAATTGGTCGCCATCATAGTAAGCGCAAGCCTTAGTTGCTGGTGTGCGCCAATCCGGTTGACTATCTATATCGCCTAGTAGCGTTAACAGCTTATCTAGCGTAAAGCCGTCTTTATTTGATTTTACGTGATCAGCCATTTGTTATCGTGCCATCCAATGATTAGGGTTATGTGGTGCAGGTGTATTATCTTTAATTAGTCGCTTAGGCATTCTGACTCGCATTTCTTGTGCAATTGCATAGCTCATTACCTGGTCATCAAAGCCGCCTGGTTGCGCGCCCATTCGACCTTTTTTATCGTAAACGAACGTATTGAGCTCGTTAACTGTGCCACGCCAAACAATGCCGTCTTTATCGTGAGTAAGCAGTTCATCAAGTCCACTCGTTAAAATTGGCTTTGACTGTGCGCTTGTATGCCAGCCTACCTTGCGTGTTTCTTCGTCCGTATCTTCACGATCAATGTGTTCTTCCGTGTAAATCCGGCTCGTTGGGTAAATGTCAACAAGCTCTTGAAGTGTTGCATGACCGTGATTGTTTCGCTCAACGCCGATATAGGCCGTGTTATACATAAGTCCGATATGCTTGTTTATGTGCGCAAACCGCTTAGGGTCTATATGACCGAACCAATGTGCTACCTGTCGCCCGTCCGATCTGGCAACAACGTCTAATGAGCTGCGATCGCCGTGTTCCAATCCTTCAGCAACATCGGCACCGATCGCATAATCTTCGTTCTCGTCTGGTAATTCCCACACAAGAAAGAAGCCAAGTGTTGATTGAGCCAGCTTATCGCCACCTTTAGCGCTTAAATCAACTTTGCCGTTCATTTTTTTGCGCTTGCCTGTGTATGGCTCAAGATCATAAACAAGTAACGGCTTAACGCATCGCCCTTCGGCACGCATTAAATCATCACTATCAAACACTTTACGGCCTGACGTTAGGAATGCTTCCATCGGTGTAGATGGATATTCCTGCTTCATCTTGCCTTTTTGGTTGCGCTCCTTGCCTATGTACCAGCTGATTTGCTCGTCTGTGAGTATTGCGTCGTTAGCTTTCTCAACCGCTTTAAAGTATTTAGCTTTTTCCTTTGATAGCTTTAAGCCACCCGGCGGTACTGCTGCTACATACTTGGGATCATCAAACCAAGGATAAAAATGAAATTTAAAGTCTTGCGGACCAAGCATTAAGCCTGACGCTAAAAGCTCCATCGCATCGACTGACATATCAAAGAAATTACCGCTTGCGCCTTCTGCTGTTGACTCTATAAAAATATAAGAGCCTTCATGTACCGCATTCAGTGAGCCCGACTGAACCTCGTCTGCTCGTAATGGGTAGTTAGCGCATATCTTGCCGTATTCGGATACATGCAAAACCTGCAAGGTTCCCGAACGGAAAGAAACAGCGACTCGAATCCATGAGTCGTTATTAAACTTAATGCCGGTGCCAGTTTTACTTTTAACTGAGCGCTTGCCGGTTTTAAGCCAACTTGGTAAACGCTCATAGGGATACAGTATCTTTGAAGAGAATATAGCGCCCGCCTCGTCTTTACCCTGAGCAATTACCCCGCACTGCCTGTTGTCGTTAAACATGGCATGGTCCAGGATAAAAACCTGTATTGCTGTACTAAACCCCAATTGACGCGCTTTTAAGATGATGTTTAAAAACCACATCGTCATAAACAACACGGTTTGCGCTATACGACAACGAAATAAAACCTCACGGCCTTTCTCGTCCGCAATGATGTATAAGTTGTTTATTCGCCACCACCAACAATCAAGGTATGGCTCGCAACGCTCTAATAACTCAACTTCGTCTAATTCAAAGCGTTCTTCTGGCGTTAACCAAGTGCTTTTAGGGTATTTAGCTAGTTTGGGTTGCATTACTGACTAACCACGGTATCTAAACCGCCTGTGCGCTTATCAATGAAATCATCAAGCTTACTAGTGCCGCCAGCTTCTTTGCGTGCTTTTGCTGCTTCATGCTCTGAAATTTCTGCTTGATATTTGCCGCGCTTGGTTGCGTTAACCAGCGCTTGTGTTTGTTGTTTAATGCGTGACGTTTCAGCAATCAACTTGCCGCGTGCCAATGTATCTGTTTCAAGGCTAGACAGCGTTTTAATTATCGACTCAACGCGCTGAACGTTCCTATCAAGTGCATTCTCAGCCTTAAACATTGACTCATAGAGCCGCGTTCTTGCTTCGTTATTAGTGTCGGGATCATCTAATAGCTTTTGAATACCATGAATAGCATCCATTACTAAATGAATGCGTGCTCTACAGAGGTCTAGCTCATCTTCTAATGATGTGGCTTCAACGAGTTCGTTAATATCGTTATTGAAATACTTTGTGTATCCGCCATGCTTAACTAAATGCAGATTTCTACTGCCGGGCTTAACACCCGGCTTTTGCTTTCCTTCCTTGGTTTTACGCTCTTTCGCTTTTGGTGGTTTCTTTAAGTTGGCTTGAGGGAGTTTTATATATCGTCTGGCGGTCGCGTAGTTGATACTGTTACTTTCGCAAAATTCACGCGGCCCTATACCAGTTTCAGCATGCTCTTTTAGAAATAGCGCGCTTAAATCGTCCCATTTTGACACTACTTATCACCGTTGGAGTCCTTGAGCTCACTAAGTGCACGCTCGTCATCTTTTAACAGCTCCGCCATTCTGGCACGATGAAATTCCGCATCTTCAGCACGTTTTGCTAGTTCAAGTTGGTGACGTTTATGCTGGCTTCGCCAATTAATAAAAAACGTAGCGGCTGTAAAAATTATGCCGAGTATTAGCGCAATTGTATTTAGCGATAAAAGCCCGCCTGCTGCGGTGCCAATACTTGCGGTGTAACTTGCCACTGTTGTTGATTTATCCATTGTTCTCACTGGCCCACTGTTTGATTCGGTTAATGTTTTCATTGCATTGGTCTATAACGAACTCTAAATACTGAGCATATGCGAGCAATCCAGCGTTCATATCAATGTGCTGTTCTTCGATATTACAATTTAAGAGATATTCGCCCGGCGGAGTTAAGTACTGGTATTGCGTTTGTACTACCGTTTTTGTCACAACTTGCGGCTCTTGCGTACTTGAGCAAGCGGACAGCATCACAAGGAACGCTATCATTAGCCCATTGATTAACTTTCTCATTGCTAGACTCTCGTAATTGTTCGATGCTGAATTGCGCTTGATGTAAGCTACCTGTTAAGTTGCTCACCTTTGTTTCATATTCTTGATTGATTCGTGATAATGATTCGCGCTCACGTATCAGTTTGATGTTTTGCTCTTCACCTAATTTAACGCTTTGAGCTAAGTATTCTGATTGTATGGATAGGCTTTCAATCGTTGCGTTTTTAGCTTCGATAGTTTGATTAGCCAGCTTTAGATCATCGTCTAATGAAGCGAGCTGATACGCTGAGTAAGCAAGTGCGGCAAGTAACGCTGCTATAACGATCTTTTCAATGTTGAGTAGCTTTAGCATTGTTCACGCCCTCAATACACATTTTGCGCTCTTGTTCTCTGCGAGTAATTAAGCCTGGTAGCTTTTGGCCTTTAGCATAAACCCAGCGTGGTAATTCATCACATGCACGCAAACGTTGACCTTCGTTTAAATAACGTAGTAATGAGCTGCGGCGAAAATTGCCACTGCCGATATTGTAATGAAATGATAAGTAAGCCATGTGCTCGCCTTGGCTTAGCTCTACGTTCACAGCGTCCATTAGCATGCTGTTATGCTCGTCCAAGTCTTGAGCCAACAAGCCTAAGCATTCATCTTCTGTGTAGGCTTTTCCCGCTATAGCTGTTTTAGTATGACCATAGCAAGCTGTTTCAATACCAACGGGATCTAAATAACCTGTTAGCTCTTTACCTTCAAACGTTGCCACTGTTACGCCAGCTGCCGCAAGTACACCAGACAAACCAAGTGCGATTAACTTTCCTGCTTTCATTGTTAGCCTTTTGTTTCGCGCATAAAAAAGCCCAACTGGTTAAGTCGGGCGAAATGGGTAGCAACTACGTAGTACAGAAACGAAAAAATCCGCCAAGTCATAAACTAAGCGGATTTCTTCAACATGGAAAATAGTATATCAGGATTGGGGGGTTTGCAAGTTAATCATCCCACCTTGGTTTTGATATATGGCAATCGTTAATCCAATTAAACAATTGAGTTAAACGATTTTGAGCCTCTTCGTATTCTATACGCCCTAAATCAATAGACTTCCAAATATCAGATAAAACATCAGGAGCTTGCATTGGTATACCTATATAAAATTGACCGCGCAACATATCAAATAACACATCACCATCAGGACTTGCATCTTTGTTATCCCATATAGATCCAGTTCCACCAATTCCCCAACCACACAACACATGCTCTAATTCCACAGTTTGCATACTGTCTGTATTTTCTTTCAAAACTTCTACTTTAAACAACATAGCTTCACCTTAAATAGTATCCTTCACACTTCCACGATGCATACGAACAGAGCTCGTCACTACACCTTCTAAATTATATTCATCAGACTCTTTAATTTTTACTGGCGGGTAATCATCACTTGCTGATACTAGCTGGTTGTTTTTAAGGTCAGCTATTTTGCAAACAAACTGCCCGTTATAAACAACGACAATTACATCGCCCTGCCTTACGCTTGCGCTTCTATCAATAACAAGCAAATCACCATCAAAGATACCAACACCTTCCATTGAACGGCCGCTAGCAATGCCGTAGAAGGTTGCGTCTATGTTCTTTTCGATTAAGCCCGATACGCCGCTAGGCAAGTCGGTGTAGTTATTGAGCTTGTTAAAGTTGCTGTCAATCATTACTAATATCTTTTAAAGGCGGATATTGAACAGGAGGCTCTCCAATCAGAATAAGCTTATGCTCTTTCAGTCCAATAGCTTTTGATACATTAGCGAATAAATTGGAGCCAAACTCATGAAAACCTGACTGTAATCCAATTAAATTTCTAACTTCTGTCATGATATCAATTCCACCTTCGGTTAATTCATTATTAAGAACATTTGCAGCTGTTAGCACTTCAAACTTCAAATTACTCTCTCTATTATGCATCTCTCTACTTTTATTCTGCATGTCACTTCGATATGCAATCAATATTGTTTTATACATTTGTAGCTCTTGCTGGCTAAATTCATCACTCTCCCAATCTATATTAACCCCCAGCCCAATGATAAGATCGCGAACTTCTTCGATTACCCTATCTTTATCTTTGAGCTCTGTATTTTCTACCTCCCTCAAAGCAATAATTTTATTTAAAGTACTCCGCTTGGAATGCATCAAAAAATAGAGCTCAGATAACTTCTTCATGAAATCCCAAGCAAAGTCATATTTTTTCTCATGAATCCAGCTCGAAGCGGTCAGATACGCAGCCGCCAAAAGTAAAGTGGTTGAATACGATATTAAAATAGTAAACGCAGCAATAAGCACATCACTAAATGAGCCCCATACCCCACCCTGAACACAAAGGCCATATAACAAAAGTAATGAGACAAACAAAACCAAATAACTGCCTGTAACCCACCAAAACCACTTAACAAATTTATCCATTAATTTTACTTTCCACCTTATCAGCCAAAGCCCTTAGCTTATAAGCAAGCGTTGCCTTTGTGTCGTTCTTATTAAAATACGCTTCTAAATGCTCTGATTCAGTATCTACGCGTAATGTGAAGTTGCAGTGTTCACCACAGCCAACGTGGATGACGGTTAAGTTTGTAAGTTTATCTAGCATGGTTATCTCCTTATTTCATGCTGTGCGCATTAAGCTCAGTAAGCCGCATTTAATCGTACATTTGCGCAAAAATCATAATAGTTTTAATAAAAGAACTATATAATCAATATATTAAACATCTTGCGGTGCGCAAAAAAAATCAACTAATGCGCAGATTATTTGAAGTTTTTTCTAATGCTTTTTAGATATGTTAGGTCATTTTTTATCGTGCGTTTAGATTGTGGTAATATTTTTGTTGCCATTATTATTCCGGCTCCTGAGATACCTGCTACAAGTGGCGACATTCCAAAAGAGGCAGATGCTGCAGTAGCCCCTATAGCTAAACCAGTACCTACTACCCCATCAAGTCCTGACAATACCGACCTTAAAGAATCAGAAACTATCTTTATTTTGGATTCACGCATTGTTATCTCAAGATCCTTTATTGTACTTTCTAAACGTGTCATATTTGTTGTTCGAGATCTGTGTATATCAGCTGCACCAATAATATCTTGATATATTTCATCAAGGTAGCATCTAAATGCTTGTAGCTCTGCTTGATGGGAATTTTTAAATTCTAGAATTTCATATAAAGGAGTGTCCACACTAGGAACAGGAAGTAAATTATAGAGTTCAATTTCTATAGCTGCTTTATCTTCAATATCAATGGCTATTATATCCTGTGAAACTTGAGCCTTAGACCATTGCCCTGGCTCAAGACCTGAACGTAATAAAAACACATCTTCATGCGCTCTCAATATTTGATTCCCGCAATCTCTACTAATAGTAATATTTGTGCAATCATCAATTTCACCTGAACTGATCCCCCCCATATACACTTGATGTGAATTACTAATTCTATACCCAATAGGATACCTTTTATCACCGTAGGGTGTTCGGGTAATGTGGCCTGAATCTTCTAACAACCTAAATTGATGGCAATCAAACTCTATAAATGAGCTCTTTGGAACATCAATTTTATCCCAATAAGTTAGGTATTTCCTAAGCTCTTTTTCGTCTACAGCTGATTTAAATAAAACATCACCAGTTGGTAACCTAGTAAACTTAGGAGATAAAACTACACCTCTATCCATGTTCCCTGCCCTTTTAGCTTATTCTTACTCTAAAAAATATAGGTTAGTACAAATGAAGATTATAATAAACTTAAAACAAGCACTTAATTAAGCAACCTCTCCCATCTTTTCACGAATATTCTTAAATATATCGCTTTCCCAGCCAGCTATTAGTCTTAACAGCTCTTTTGATACTTCATCATGCGCGCTAGTGTAGCTTTTATGTCCGATACCTATAATTTTGCATCGGCTGCGGTTAGATATGGGCTTTCTGCCTCTGCCATGGCATTTAATGCATATCTCAGCGTTTAAATTAGTGGCCTTTTGCCCCGGTGCTAAACCACTACCATCGCATTCACCACACACCGGCTGAACAAACTCATGTACTGCTGCCATCACCAAGCCGCTTAATGTATCTGGCTTTATTTTGTATTGGCGTATTTTTACAAACAACGTTGCGTGCATAGTTAGCGAGCGTACAACACGATTAAGTCTTGTTTCCTCACCCACATAGCGAAAGTAAGCCCAATTGGTTTGGCACTGCGGTAAACCTGCTAAAGCATGTGCCGCCGTCCGCCAATCAATAACGTCTTGCCCACTACCACCAAACGTACCAGTGAGATTTAGCGTTTTAGTTGTAAGCTTTGCAAGTAGCTTAATCGGTTGCATATTATCTCACTCCCATACGTTTAAATATAGCGGTAACTTCTCTGTGTGCTGCTTGGTCTTCATCTGTTGCATAGGGGGGATTCGTTGTTAAGCAAGGCCAAGACAAGTCGAATGTTTCTAGCTGACCTGTTTTTAATCTTGCGATATAACGGGCCTGTTCTGCGTTCAAAAAATAATCCATAAACGCTCTAAATGCTCTTTGTCTATCACCCATACAGCGCCACCAATGCGGCATCGCGCTTATCTTCGTTGCTTCTACCCTTCCAGCCTGTGATCTGGTTAAAGTATTTGTCGCTGCTTTTTGCCATGCGCTTAACTGGGCCCTTGAGCGGTGTAACTAACTTCACTTTATAACCCTGACTCTCTAGCACTTGCTGTATTAGTGAGCCTGTCGCTTTACACTTGCCTACGTCCTGGCAAATTTTTTCACGTACAGCGCGTTTGTTTTTAACCTTGGCGCCAAAAAGTGGCTTTATCGCGCTTGGGTTTTCAAGCTTTATCAATACTTCTTCTTTTGGACCCGCCGCCGCTATGTACTCGAACATATCGACAAAGCTTAGCGACTCAAGATGAATGATTGTTTTGCCATGGATAACAGCAACACCGCTTTTAACAAAGTCGGGGTCAATACCAATCGTTATGTTCATTTAGCCACCTGTATTAATTCTTGCTCGAGTAAAAGCTTTTGCGTTCTAACCATGCCCTCATAGGCGTAAACTAGTAACTCGTTTGCACTTCCCATGCGCACACGCCTATCAATTACATCGTGACACGCTGAACATGCGTAAGTTGCGTGAATATCATCACACTTCTGGCCCATACC